ACATCGGTTTGAAAACCATGCCCTCTTCCAACAAAGCAGTCTTGCCGCTGTTGTCTTCACCTGCATACATTTCCTGCCATTGCTGGCGGAAGTTGCGTGCCGCTGCTTCACTCATTTCTGTTGCTTCAATTGGTCTTTCGATCACACCAGAAATACGAGCGGCGTTTCGCCAGAAACCAGAGCTGTACTTTGACTTTTCCCATTCTTCAGCCAGAACTTCACGCAAACCTTCAAGTGGTGAAACGCCGATGGTAGAGTTCTCAGGGTTGTAAAATCGAAAATGGATAATATCTTCTGGCTTGTACTCTTTCTCGATATAGCCAATTTTGTATTTCGTAGGAACTAACTCACCCTTGACACTCATCAGCATATAAGGCACACGCTGAAGTGCGATGATCTCACCATCGCCGTTTCTGTGTTTGAGCAGATAACCATTGCCGCTGATCAGCATGTCTGCGACTGCCGATTCAACCAGTTGGAACTGTGTCACCTTAAACTTTGACGGCAACGGTTGTTTCAGAATTTGTACCGCCCTGTGGTCTCGCACCCGCTCTCTGTCGTTATCTTCTTTTCGCGTGTAAACGTGCAGCCCCAGGTGAGCGATATTTCGAGCCAGGAAATCAACGCAAATCCTCACATTCATGTGATTCTTGTACATTGCCAAATAATCAAAGGTGTAATCGGATCGTACCGATGAAAGCGTGATGTTGTTTGCGTTTGTCCACCAATTCGCTGGCATCGTAATTAGGTTAGTTTCTGAAATAATCGTTGTCATGAGACCGCCTGTATAAATTCGATTTCTTTGATGAAGATGATTGTTTCACCATCCAGTTTTTTCGCCCCATCAGGCGACAACCACTCCGCATTTTTGAGAACTATGCAGTCGTTTGTTTTCTTCCAAACAACCCCTCTGAAGTCCTTGCCAAACTTTGTATTTACAATAACTGGTCTCAATTCTGCAAACCATCCGAACAGGCTCATAACACCACCAATCCACGCCGTTCATATACGGAATCTTTACGCCCTACAGAGTTTCTTACCGCCCTGTCTGTCGCCATAATTGCCGCTACGATTGCATCTATTTTCTGGCGGCTTTTCTTTTTATCGGGCTTGATATTCCCAGCAGGGTCAGTCGTAACCATAACGTTATCTGCCATCCAACGCATTACAGGATGATTTCCGTGTCTCACCCTGCCTTGTAATATCAACCGCTCAACTTCTTTTGTGGGTGGTGACATGCTCACGTACCCTTGACCAAAACCAACCAAAGTAAAGCCCATATTGGTAAGCGTTTGTGAAATCTGTGCAGCACCCCAACGGTCAAATGCGATCTCTTTAATGTTGTAAAGTTCGCCTAATCGCTCAATTTCAGCAATGATGTACTCATAGTCAATCACGTTTCCTGGAGTTGCAATCAAGTACCCCTGATCAACCCAAGCCCTGTAAATGTCACGGTCAATAAATCCTGGGTCAGTCAACTTTGACTCTGGACAAAACAAGGTCGGTAACCAGGTATGCAGCTCCTCTTCACCACTTTCATTCGGGAAATCCAACACAAAAGCGGCAATGTCAGAAACTGTCGCGAGGTCAAGACCGCCGTAACATTCAGCCCCTTCAAGCAGTCCCATGTCAATCGGTTGCTCACCGCATTTGTCCCAGTTTTGCATATCAAGCCAGCGTGTTTCTGCCGATGTCCACATATTGAGATACAAACGCTTGAAAGTGTTTTGGAACTGCGGGCTTGATAGAGCCTTTTCATAATTCTTCTGCAGGTAATCAATCTTGATCGAGTGTCCCAAACTCGGATTGGCTTTCTTCCACGTATCTTCGCTTGTCCAATCGTCTTCTGGCGATGCCTCGTATATTACGGGGTAAAACCAATCTCGCTGGATTATGCCCTCAGAAACCTGCTTTGCCATTGAGTAAACTTCATAGCAGATTGACTCACGATCAAACCCTGCCGTACTGAAAGAAATCAACAGTGGTTGACGGCGCGCGCCAAAACTGGTTTGCACAACATCGTAAAGGTCTCGGTTCTTCTGAGCGTGCAACTCGTCAAAAAGCGCAGCATGTAAGTTTCCACCATGCTTAGTGCCAGCATCCGATGAAACAACTTTGTAAACCGAAGCACCTTGCTTAGCGACAATCGCATTGCGGTATGCGCTGACCAACTCGTCCAGTGCGGCGTTTTGTTTGACCATAAATCTTGCGGTGTCAAAAATCGCCCGCGCCTGATCTCGGTCAGCCGCAACAGAAATCAACTCTGCACCAGGCTCATTGTCTACAATCAACAGATAAAGTGCTATGGCAGCCCCAAGAGGTGAATTGTGAGTTGGGATAAGTTGCTTTCCTGCGAGATACATCCCGCCTTCGACTGTGATGCAGTTGACTGTTTGCTTACCTGCGGGCGTAACATTTGAAATCATCCGAGTCTGGCTGCGCTGCCTTGTTTTTGGAGTTTCTTTTTGCCGTTTGGCTTTTCGCTCAATATATGCTATTGGCGTGTCTTGATAGGCATAGAAGTGGACTCTATATCTAACTCCGCAGTCAACCCCATTTAACTGAGCACGATCAATCATTACGCGGGGCTTTAATCCCAAGCCTGTAATTAATTCGACAACTTGGAAAAATAAATTTCCGTTGGTTAATGCTATTTCGCATTGTCCAGCCGAAGACACATAACCGTCTGTGTCCATCAGACCGCGCAAGAGTTCAAGCCTTTGCTCAACCGAGCCAAGTAAATATTCTCGCGGTATATGCTTATTACCAAGCAAACCGTTTTCACGCAGTTGCTTTTGAAATTTCCCTCGCCCCACAAGGTGTCGGTATCTTGTTTTGTATTCGGCTGGATAACCATAATCGGATAGTTTTTGGACAATTTCTGGTTCTGCAATCGTGATTCTGCAATTGTCAGAGTCGCCATCGCCAAGCCAAACACCTAAAACATACGGGGGTATTGTGTATTCTTTTGGCTCAAACTGTATCGGTTTCGCAACATCCACAGAATGCACAAGGTCTTGGCGTTTCCCACATCGTAGAGTTTCCGCAATCCGCTTAGTGGTAACCAAAGGCTTTTCACCTTCTATCCATTTGGGCTTTCCTGTATACCAGGTGCGGTTAGTTTTCCATTCGTGATTTTCGTGAGCGATAATTGCTTCATCGCCTGAGAAATCCACAAAATAACAATTCCCCTCATAATGAGGAGTAGAATAGATAACCTTTGCGGGTACGCCATCAGGAGAAAAAACAAAGTCTCCAGGGACTAAATCGCCGTGTTTCTTCCAACCTGTAGTAGTCAGAATCGGAGTATTGACTTCTAATGCTTTGCCATTTTTCCGCGCCACAAATACAAACGCCTCACGATAACGCCGATAACCTGTTTCCTTTTCTTTCCAACCGAAAAGGTTGCGCACAAATTCCTTTTCCCACTCCAAAAGCAAAAAAGGCTTGCCGCCTAATTCCCCTTTAACATGGGTAATGTAATTTTCAATAAAGTCGACTGCAACCTGTCCAGCCACAGGATCAAACTCGTACTTTGTGAGGTCGCAATTCCAGGGGTCGTAAACCTTCACTCAGTCTCACCCTCAACCTTTTCACGTGCAGCAGCAAACAACGATTCTGCCAAACTGCCCCTTTTCTCTTCAGGTGAGCGTGCCTTTACTCGTGTCCGCTCTGCTGGTGTCAGCCCAAACTGCCCCAACATCAGTTTCACCCGATTCCAAGCCTGGTTTGCGATCCCAACGTTAGGATGCTGATAAACCGTGCCCTTGTCTGTGACAACAACCGTGCCAGACGCTTTAAGGTCTTTCCGTGCTTGAATCAAATCGCCATAAGCCATACAAAGTAATTCAAACGCCTGGTGATCACCCTCAGTATAAAGACCTGTTTCAACCAACTTTGGCAGCATTTCTTTCCAGAGTCGCTTGCCGTAGAGGTTGAGTGTTGTCGGTGGTTTCGGTGAGTCTTTAGGTACATCAAAACGAGCCTGAGAGTCATTTACTCGGCTCTTCTTCAGCGTTCCCTGTGCTTCTTTCAAAGCGTCTGGTAATGGCGTTCTACCTCTCACGCCTACCCCACCTTTCACCACTCGCATGATGTTCGGCTTCATGACACTTTCGGCAAAGTGCTTCCAAATTGTCGAAATCGTCTGCCCCGTCATCACGCTTACGAATAATGTGGTGTGCGATCTCACTTGGCGCACCACAACGTTCACAAATTGGATTACGACTCAAAAACACCTTCGAGGTCTTGCGCCATTTTCCACTCGTGTATTTGACATCGCGCGGTCTTGTCAACTCTTTTTTATATTGTTTTTGATGTGTTGTACAACGGCTGACACCAGGCTCTGTCACAAGATTTGGACATCCTGGCACAACACATTGTCTTGCTGGCGCATAAGCCATAAACTAACTACCGCCCACCTTCGCCTCAAACGAAAGAGCCAAACCCTGTCGTTTGGTTTCTGCTAACATTGCCATTTGTGGAATCGAAGTCTCGCTCATATCAAGCGTGATTCTGATCCCACCATCAGCCAAAGTTTGTAATTTGTAAACTACTGCATCGAATTTGATCGTTTCCAAATAATCCTCGTCTTTACCAGTAAGCGAGAGTACGTCCACAAACACTCACGCCCACCAATGAAGTCAGTCACAAGGCTCATCGCTCCCGTTCATTGCGTCAATGCGCTCGGTCAACTCTTTCAACTGCTTTTCGAGCTCACGAATGCGCTTATCCTTGTTGTTGACCACCTTGCTCAACTTATCCACTTGCGCCTGCAAATCAA